TTGTAGAAGACGCCAACGGCACGGTAGTAATTGACGGTAATGTCAGCATTGAGAGCGGTCTTATAGACCTAAAGAATGGCGGCACAGCCTCCCGCATCAAGTTTTACTGTGAGAGCGGAAACGCACACGCTCAGACGGTACAGGGCGCACCACATTCTGCGGCGGCGAGTAATACGCTGGTATTGCCTGCGACGGGTAGCAACCTTGTTTCCGACACGGCAACCCAAACGCTTACTAACAAGACGCTCACATCGCCCAAGATAAACGAAGACGTAGCGGTTACTTCAACAGCTACAGAAATCAACCTTCTTGACGGCGTCACTGCGACAACAACAGAGCTTAATTATCTTGATATTACGACTCTTGGCACAACGCAGGCGTCAAAAGCTGTAACAGCGGACGCTAACGGTGTAGTGACGTTTGATAACGGCATATCAGAAGAGTACATAGCGGTTACATCTAGCAGTAACGCAACAACCGTAAACTTGCGGGATGGCACAAATTTTAGCCATACGCTGACGGAAAACACCACTTTCACTTACAGCAATTCTGCGGCAAGCGGAAAGGTATCTGCTTTTACGTTAAAAATTGTGCAGGACGCTAGTGCCTCTGGTTACGCAGTGACATGGCCTACGTCGGTGGATTGGCCTGGAGGAACCGCGCCTACCCTGACTGCTACCGCAAACGCAGTGGACGTGTTTGTGTTTTACACTCATGACGGGGGCACGACCTACTACGGCTTCATAGCAGGGCAAGCACTGGCGTGAGCAGAGTAGCTAACAAGTTAATAGCGGCGGCAGCTGGTGCTGGTGCAGATACTGGTGACGATGACTTTGCCAATGTTGTTTTGTTGTTAGATGGTGATGGCACCAATGGTGCAAACAATGTCACTTATACTGATTCGTCTTCTAACTCCCATACTATGAGTTTGAATGGCGGCATACCGCAAGGCAGTGTTAGTCCCTATGGAGATAATTGGTCTAATTATTTTCAAGGAGGAACAAGCAATGAGTGCCTAACCTTTACGGGGGTAACAGCAAACGGCACTGGAGACTCTACGATTGAGTGTTGGTTTTTTCTAGCAGGATCAACATCCTATCAAGCCCTAATAGATACTAGAAGTGGCTCTGGAAGTGACACCGGTTTTGCAATTTTTACATACGACAATAGGATTGAAGTTTGGGGAAATGGCAAAAAAGTAGAATCAGCGTCCAATTCTGTTAGCCCTAATACTTGGATTCATTTTGCCTTGGTTAGATCATCTGGAACTTGCCAGTTATATATTAATGGAACAGCCTCTGGATCATCTGGGTCGTACTCTGACAATTTGACGTCTACATCAAGAAGCGTGGCTAGGAATGTTAATGGTCAAAATGAGTTTTTGGGATACATATCTAATTTAAGAGAAGTGCATTCTGCTGTTTATACGAGCAACTTTACACCCAGCACGACTCCTCTTTCTGTAATTACAAACACCCACCTTTTAACTTGTTGTTCTAATCGCTTTCAGGACAAAAGCAACTCGCACTCGTTAACAATAGTTGGTACGCCTAACGTAACTAGTTTTTCGCCATTTAAACGAACAACAAAAAGAATTTTATCTACAAATGGTGGTTCTGGTTTTTGGCATGCAAACAATACTCCTTACCTTTCGTTTTCTGGCGGCCCCAGCACCGTAGGCGACATTACTATTTCATTTTGGATATATGCGGAGTCTATGTCGCAATTAGCTAGTGGTTATTATCCCAGAGTGTTTTCAAGTGGGCTTTATAACGCTAGTCCTGCTGGATTGTTAATTTATACTAGAGATGATGACATACGAATATATCAAGGGGGAGAACTCTTACAAACTCCACTAAATTTAAATGAGTGGAACTATATTGTTGCACAGCGATCTAGCGGAACGTGGACGCTATATAAAAATGGCAGTAGTACAGGGAGTGGTAGTGGCTCAACCAATGTTGATTTGTCTAGCGCCAACTACATTGGTAGCGAGGCTTCTAATGGGTATACAACCGGGTATTTAAGTGATTTTAGAATAACTACAAGCGGGTCTACTTCTACATCTGTTCCAACGTCGCCTGTGTCATCTGACTCTGATACAGAACTTTTGCTGAATTTCCATGACGCGGGGATTTACGATTTATCAGGATTGAGCAATTTTTTTACCACTACAGCTTCAGACCCAGTTTCAATAGACACATCTACAAAAAAGTACGGCACAGGCTCAATTCTTTTTGATGGAAACAATGATGAGCTAGTAAATAATTCTGGAAGCAATCAGCATTTGTTTCACATTTCAAACTACAGCACGGCTGATGGCGACTTTACGGTTGAGTTTTGGGCTAATGCGTCGGCAACTGGCACCAACGTTTTTATTGCTAGTGGCGTTTTAAGTAACGTAGGGGCTTCAAACTGGTGGATAGAAACAGTCAGTGGCGTTTTGAAGGTGTATATGTCAAATGGAAGCTCATACACTATTCTTTCTGACACTGCTAGTTGGTCAACATATTCTGGTTTTGTTCATGTTGCGTGGGTTAACTACAACGGAACATCCGCTTTGTATATAAATGGGACGTCTAAGGCAACGATTACTACTCCGTCAACAAATATGTCTATGACGTCAGAACTGTATATTGGTGCGGCAGAAAATCAGTATGAGATTACTGGCAATCTAGATGACATTAGGATTTCAAAGGGTTTAGCAAGGTATACGTCAAACTTTACACCGCCTACTGAAGCATTGCCTAAGTTTTAAGAGGAAAAAGATATGTTATTTGCAGAAATAGCTACTGGAAAGGCAAAAACAAAAGTACAGCTAGAGCAAGAAAATAAGAATATGTCTTTGCCTTCATCGTGGACTGACGCAACTTTAGACGCATTGGGTGTCGCTTCAGTGGTCATGGTTGCAAAGCCAGAGGTAAATGAATGGCAGGTAGCTGTTAAAGATGGCGTAGAGCAAGTGGACGGCGTTTGGCGAGAAAAGTGGGTTGTTCAGGAGATGTTTACTGAATATACAGATGGTGAGGGCAATACCATCACTGTTCAGGCTCAAAAGGACGCCAAGACTGCCGCAGATAATGCTGCTTTAGCCGCTTCAGAACGCTCCAAGAGAGACGAACTACTAAAGGTTACAGATCACTACGGGTTGTCTGATGTAACTATGTCATCAGAAATGGCAACCTATAGGCAGGCTTTGCGTAATGTGCCACAGCAAGCTGGTTTTCCCAATAATATTACTTGGCCCACACTACCCTCGTGATAATGATGGGTGAAGGTTATATGGCTAATTTTAATAATGGATACGTGGGTTTACAGCTACATTCCAGGTACTTACCAGCTAAGTGGTTATCGGTTATGCGTATACAAGGACTATCACGGAGAGTCAGACAAAAAGTATAGCTACCATATTCCGTACACCCCTTACGTCAAATGTCCGCCCTATGTGAGGAGAACGGAATTTAATGATTGACCCGATTACAGCAGCGGCGGCAGCGACCAAAGCGTATGCAGGCGTAAAAGCCTTCATAGAGGCAGGCAAGTCAATAGAGGACACGTTTCAGGTAGTAGCTAGATGGCAGGGCGCGGCGTCAGATATTTTATATGCTAGTCAACGTCAAAAAAAACGTACAAATCCTTTTAAGGAGATTGTTTTTTCTAGCTCCGTTGAGGCAGAAGCCGCACAGATGTTTGCCGCTAAAAAGCGAATTGAAAATCAGCGAAAAGAGATAGTGACACTTTTGCAGTATGCATATGGCAACGAAGGCTTAGAAGAGTATCGAAGATGTATGAAAGAGGTTCAGGCACAGCGTGAAAGGGACGTTTACGCACAACAAGAGGCCAAGGACTCCGCAGTCAAGGCAACGTGGATTGCCGTATTAACGGGTGCGGCGGCTTGGTTAATTAGCATAATTGTAAAAGCGGTGATGAATAAGGGGTAGTATACTGTTATGACTAAAATCAAAGCTGGATTAAATAGCTAAGTATGTTTGGTTTAAGCGGGTTTTCAGCTACACCGTTTAGCACCCCCTCCGCTTTTGGCCCCGTAGGCGTTAAAGGTGTTGCGGCTACCGGTGGCGTGGGTAGCGTATCTATCAACGGCACCGCTGATGCGATAGTTACCGGTGTTAGTGCCACGGCGTCAACAGGCGGTGTTGTATTTAACCTGTCTCAAGCGGTGACCGGGATTGCCGCGACAAGCGGGATTGGCAGTGTAACCGTATCTCTTCCCACAGGAGCTAGTGTAACAGGCGTTTCGGCCTCCATGCCGATGACCGCAACAGAGGCGGGTGCATCCCTTCTTGGCGGTTTGGCGTTTAGTGAAGAGCCGTTTGCATCCCTAGCGGACGGCGACCTACAGATCAGCTTCCAGCTGGGCGTTGGAGCGTCTGTTACCGGCGTTGCTGCTACCTCTGCGGTGGGCTCTGTTACTGTTACCGGTCCTGCCAATGTATCCGTAACCGGGATAGCTGCTACGGGAGGCGTTGGTGCTGTCACTGTAGACGCTGCAGGACAAGTAGACGTTACGGGTCTAGCAGCGACGAGTGCCGTGGGATCTGTTACTGTCACACAAGGAACGGGTGTGACGGTTGCTCTTACGGGTTCTTCTGCAACAGGTCGAGTTGGGGTGGCTAGTGCAACAGGTCAAATACAAATCCAAATTACAGGTTTATCTGCCACGGGTGAAGTTGGTCAGGTAAGCCCTTTTGCGTGGAACCCCATAGTTCCAGATCAGACCGCAAATTGGGTAGAAATAGCGGCATAGCGAGGACATCATGCCTAGTACATATACGACAAACCTTGGTATTGAAAAGATTGCAACCGGCGAACAGTCCGGTACATGGGGCACAACCACCAACACAAACTTTGACCTAATCGACAGTGCTATAGACGGCATTGCCACAGTTAATCTGTCCTCTGCCGGAAGCTCTGGTAGTCCTACGAATTTGCCAATCACTGACGGTTCTGCGTCTGATGGTCGCAACAAATTTATTGAATTTACAGATGGTGGTGACCTGGGAGGCACTGCATATGTGCAGCTGACGCCCAACAATGCCGAAAAAGTCGTTCATATTAGGAATTCTTTGAGCGGTAGTAGATCAATTATTATTTTTCAAGGGACTTACAACGCCTCCAATGATTTTGAAATTGCCAATGGAAAAGACGTTGTACTGAAGTTTAATGGTGGCGGCACGGGCGCTACGGTTACGCAGGTATTTGTTGATCTTGCCGCTACAAATGTTACCGCTAATTTGACGGGCAACGTCACAGGGAACGTCACGGGCGCGATTACAGGTAATGTTACTGGTAATTTGACAGGGAACGTCACGGGTGATGTTACCGGAAACGTCACAGGGAACGTCACGGGTAACATTGCTTCTAGCGGAACTTCTACTTTTGCCACGGTTGATATCAATGGTGGGGCGGTCGATGGCACCCCTGTTGGGGCCAATTCTCCCGCTACAGGCGCTTTTACCACATTAAGTGCCACAGGCACCGCTACCTTGCCCACGGTGGATATCGAAGCAGGTGCAATTGATGGCACAAATATAGGGGCTTCTACTCCCGGAACAGGGGTGTTTTCCGCGTTAACAACCACCGGAGACAGCATCACAATACAAACATCACAGACCCCCTCAAGCTCTTCTGCGTCAGGGACAAAGGGTGAATTAGCCTATGACACGGAGTATTTGTACATTTGCGTAGCTACAAATACTTGGAAACGTGTAGCAGTATCAACGTTTTAACTAAGCATGCCTTTAACAAAGCTACAGTTTAGACCCGGGATAAATCGCGAAACAACTTCATATACCAATGAAGGCGGTTGGTTTGACGCCGACAAAGTACGGTTTCGGTTTGGTGTGCCTGAAAAAATAGGCGGCTGGGAACGAGCCACGGAAAGCACGTTTCTTGGCACTTGTCGTGCCCTCAAACCTTTTGTCGCGCTCGACGGCTCACGGTTCATGGGCCTTGGCACACACCTTAAATATTATATTGAAGAAAGTGGCGTTTATAACGACATCACGCCCATTCGTTTGACCACGGCAGCGGGGGACGTGACTTTCAGTGCCTCCAACGGTTCCTCAACGATTACTGTATCGGACACGGCTCACGGGGCAGTGGCTGGGGACTATGTGACCTTTTCTGGTGCGGCATCATTAGGGGGTAATGTCACAGCAGCCGTTCTTAATCAAGAATATCGTATAGATACTATTGTTAACGACAACAGCTTCACCATTATAGCTAAAGACACCTCTGACGCGACAGTTACAGCCAATTCTAGCGATACAGGCAATGGTGGAGGCTCTACGGTAGGTGCATATCAAATCAACACGGGATTGGACACCTCTGTAAGCGGAACAGGTTGGGGCGTAGGAACCTGGGGTCGCCAAGGTTGGAACGAGCCCGAAGCAGCAGGCGGCGTTACATCTATTTTACGCATCTGGACACATGATAATTTTGGTGAAGACTTGATTATAAATGTCCGAGATGCGGGCATTTTTTATTGGGACAAGACTTCTGGCGTATCGTCACGGGCCGTATCCTTGGCTAGTCGCACTAATGCCGATGCCACGACACCGACGATTGCTAAACAAATTATTGTTTCAGACAGGGATCGACACATCATTGCGTTTGGCTGCGACCCCGAAAATGCCATTGGCACTCAAGACCCGTTGTTGATAAGGTTTAGTAGTCAAGAAGACCCCACCACTTGGCAGTCTTTACCTACAAACACGGCAGGGGACTTACGCATTGGTTCTGGGTCAGAAATAATAGCGGCGGTAGAAACTCGTCAGCAAATCCTTGTTTATACAGATGTTTCTCTGCATACCATGCAGTTCTTAGGGCCGCCTTTTACTTTTGGTATCAATCTTGTCTCTGAAAACATAACCATCATGTCGCCTTTGGCTGCGATTGCCCATAACGACGTGGTGTATTGGATGGGTTTTGAAGAGTTTTATGTATTCAGCGGACAAGTCCAACGTATACCTTGCACAGTGAGATCCTACGTTTTTGATGATTTTAATCGCTCACAGAAAGAAAAGGTCTTTGCGGCGTCGAACTCAGCGTACTCAGAAATCTGGTGGTTCTACCCCTCGTCAACAGCTAATGAAATTGACCGCTACGTTGTTTTCAACTACCAAGAAAATGCTTGGTATTATGGTACTTTGGTTCGTACAGCTTGGGTTGATCGTGGGATCAATGATTTCCCCGTTGCTACGTTCACGGACGGCAGGCAATATTTTCAAGAGCTTGGTCTGGATGATGCTACTTCTAATCCTCCTGTGGCCATTGACGCTCATATAGAATCAAGCCAAATGGATCTTGCTGACGGCGAGCAATTTGCTTTTATACGGCGAATTATCCCTGATATTACCTTTGAAGACTCGACGGCAGCGTCTCCCACAGTCACTTTTACTACAAAAGTACGGGATTTTCCCGGTGCTAACTACGATTCAGAAGACGCTGCTACGGTTACACGGTCTGCAACTACCCCTGTAGAACAGTTTACAAATCAGGTACATTTACGTCTCAGAGGTCGTAGCTTTGCATTACGGGTGTCTTCTTCAGACACTGAAACGCAATGGAGGTTGGGTTCTGCCCGACTAGACGTGCGCCCGGATGGCCGCAGATGAGTGGTCGCCGCTTAACATTACCTCAGTTCCCACGAGCCCCGGAGCAATATAATGCTTCGTATATGTCAGAAGTTGTTCGCTCATTTTCTGTGTTTCTTGAGCTATTTAACAACCCTGGAGATGCACGGCACACGGAGCTTACTTTGACGAATTTACCGCAGAACGACTACAACCTAGAAGTTGGTGCGCTTTTTCAGCAAGATGGCAACCTTAAAATTGTCATAGCCAACAAGCCTCATCCCGCAGGGCTAGCAGGCACAGGTGCAGTGGGTTCTGTGACTGTATCAACGCCATAAGTGCTTTGATACAATCAAAAAATATTATGGGATAGTTCTATGACAGCTGCCGCATCACAAAGTCCAGAACCATATGAAGTGCCCGAAGGTGGCCTTGGATCTTTTCTAACTGCAACGGTTGGAGATTGGTCGGACGAAGCTATTAACGCTGACAATTATTACGATGTAGTAAAACCCACCGCAGACCAGCTGGCACAGTTTGGACGTGAAGAAGATGATCGCATAGCGCACGTTGCCACTGGCGAAACCATTATTCCTATGGCGGTCTTTGAAGAAGATCCGGCACTGAAAGAAGCTCTATTTACTCGTATGCGAGACATGGGCATCGACCCAGAACGCTACATCGTAGGAAACGAGCTAAACAGCATTAACCCTGTCACGGGTCAGCCTGAGTTCTTCCTAAAGAAAATAGTTAAGGGCATCAAAAAGGCCGTCAAGGGTGTAGTTAAAGTATTCAAGAAAGTCGCTCCGATTGTTCTCTCTATTGGCTTGT